CGATTGGATAGCGAACTTTCCGAAAAATGTAGGTGCTATGTACAGAGATACAGCAACGATGGCAACTAATCCTGCACCAACTACTGAAGCTTTATCTAGTTTAGCGGCAGGTGGCGCACTTAACTTAACACCATTAGGTGACATGCTTGGAGAGAATGTTGGAGTAGAGCAACGTGCTATGGCTAATGAATTTGGTGAGATGGTTTCAACAACGTTTGGCTCATGGGAAGAATTTGAGAAAGCGGTTATTCGAAATCCTGCGGATGCTTTATCAATATTAGTTGGTGGTGGTGTAGCATTAAACTCTACAAGAAAAGTAGCAGGCCCATTGCTATCTAAAGGAGTAGAAAACCTCGAGCTACAAACCTCTAGAATGATGGATAAGGTGACGAGCTTTGGACAGACAGTTGATGAGATGTACAGACAAAACATGGGCATGACGAGATTGATTGGTTATCAAGGCAATAGCGTAGGTGCAATCTTCAGAGAATTAGACATGAACAAAGCAGGCTCTAACATGGGAACTCATGTAGAAGGTCATGGCCAGTACATTAGTGGGCAAAGGAGTACAGGTAGATTCTTTGCTAAGATGGATGCTGATATGCTCGAAAATTTTGAAAGAATTATGAAACTAGAGACAGACCCATTCATAAGAGAGATATACGACAGGGCCGCAAGTGGATATATGCCTGCAACTATTCGTGACGATATGATGGCCACATTAAAAGACCCTGTTAAGATGGATAAATTAAACAAAACATTAAATGATATAGAGTTTGAATATGACAATGCTTCAAGCCAATTGTATGAGATAGAATTAGATGCTAAAGCTGTGTCTACTTTTATTAATCGTGAAGGAACAAAAAAACAACAAACAAAGGCTGTACAAGCTGAGTATAAGAGACTAGGTCTTGGTAATGATGCAACAGGTTCACAACTATACTCAACTATCAGGAATCAAATGATAGACGAGCTTAAAACGCGACCCGGCATATCTATTTTAGAAATGACAAGAGAAGCTGAGAAGCTTGCATCAGAGTATTTGAGCGCGCAAGGTATTAAAGGTATGCATTTTCAAGATAGAGTAGCCACGAAGGGTATCAATATGACACCTGATGAAATTAAGAATGCAGGGTCTGACCTCAGAAACTATTTGATTTACGATACTAGCATTAGTAAAGTTTTAAAACGTCAAGACATTGATATAGATGTAAACACACCGGCGAAAGAGGGAACATTATTGCCTATAATAACTGACCCATTAGACCCTAGGTTCTCGTCAAGAGTGACTGAAAAAAGAGCTTTAGAAGAAGGTACATTTGATGAAGGTGGCACAATCCTTGTAGGTGATAATAGAATTATTGTTCCTAACATTGACCTCCGACAGCTCGAAGGATACCCATTCATTGCTAGTTATGCTGACTTATCACGTGCAGGAGGTTACTTAACGCATGTTAATGGCACAAAGTTTCCTAACCCAGTCAAGCAAGCAGGTGGCCAAGATTTCATGTTTATTCCGGAGAATATTGACAGAAACATATTATGGGCATCAAAAGATACTGCTATAACAGGACTGATTAGACAAGCGGCAGAGATGAAACACATTACTGGTAAAGACCCACTATATTTACCTTTCAGAATGTCACCAACTGGCCTAGACTTTAGTCATCAAACTGTAGATACAATTTTACAGTCTGCAATAGCAGGATTAACTAGAAAACAAAAAGACTTATTAGATAAAAAAATTAGGACTGAATCTGTTGATTCAGAAACCGGCAAGGCAGTAAATACCAAGTGGCAAGGTATAGATTCAGAGAACCCATTAAAAGGAACGACAGGTGCTGAAAGAAAAGAAATATCAAGAATTATTGATGTTAACTTTAGAGCTAATTCAGGTATCTACACCAAAGGTCAAGACAATGGTGTTATATCATGGACAAAAGCTAGAGTTGCAAACACAGACCGCAACCAATTAAACAAACAAGAAGGCACGATATACAATATTGGTCAAACTAGAATTAATGAAGGTATTTTGCTTGGCAAGGATAAGAGTGGTCATTTAAGCTACGATACAGCCATGCCGGGAGTGGGATTAGGTAGAACAGCTCATGATATTCATATAACTGATTTACTGGATATGACAGCCACCGGTGGTCAACGAGCAGGACAGAAAATTACAAGAGAAGGGTTACTACCAAACGAGACTAGACAAATTAATACATCAGACATTAAAGGGATAATAACCCATGGATTGTTGATGGACATGGAAAAGCGTGGCATATTCGATTAATATGATATATACTATTGTTAAATTAGACAGGAGCAGGTAATGGCAGATTTTGGTGCAGAAAAAGTAAAGTTGATGATTGCAGAGCTTTTAGGACAAATTCCAAGTGGTGCGTCTTTCGGTCACACAGGAGGAAAAGTGGCTGAGGGAGTAATGAGCCTATTAGATACTAATCGAAATAAAGAAGTAGAGAAAGGGAGATTGAGGTCTCTGATGCAGACTGACCCTGCTGATACCAATGATTTCTTAGAAACGGATTTTTCAAAGAAATTAGCGATGAGTGATTTGGATAAGTACCAAACGGATGCTTCAAAGTTATTATTGCATAAAGCTGTAGCCGCAGGCTTAACACCGGGAACACCTGCTTTCACAGATTTTATGATGAACAATTCTAGCGAATCGTATGACTCAGGAATTAATAGAGGTATTTCAACACCGGCTGAAAGAGAATTTTTGATGAAACTGTTTAGTGGTGGAGGAGCGCATAATCCATATAAATCACCTTTTACGGAAAAAGTTAACATGATGGAAAACTTAGGCTTTAGTAGTGGAGATAATTCAACCTATGTTAGACACTTAGATGGATTCATGCCGGCAGAGAGAGAAAGTATGAGTGATGTTATGGGCCGATTGTCTAGGCATGAGCAAGAAAGAGTTAAATACTTATTGCAGAATATGACACCTGAACAACAGGAAACATTCCTTAATGGGATGATGAACGGAGAAATTAATGCCGGTGGTTATGGTGTACAAGATGAAAACTGGATATTTTAATAGAGGATAGTTATGGCTTTAAATACTTACACAGCACTAAAAGCAAGTATAGCTGACTTCTTAAACAGAGATGATTTAACTTCAGTCATACCTGATTTTATAGCGTTGGCTGAAGCACAGATAAATAGAGATATACGTCATTGGAAGATGGAAGCTCGTTCAAGTGGACAGCAATCATCAGGTGACGAATACATGCAAATACCTGCTGATTGGGTAGAAACAATCAGATTACATCTTACAGGCACAGGCACTTCAGTTGTAAACCTTGTCTCAAGAGATGCTATGGCTGACAAACGTCAAGCTGATGAGGATGCTTCAGGCACTCCTCGTATGTACACACACGCAGATGGACAATTTCAATTGTACCCAACTCCGAGTACCGACACAGATTTTGAGTTGCTTTACTATCAGAAAGTACCATCCCTTAGTAGTAACTCAGATAATTGGCTTTTGCTAGAAGCACCTGATGTATACCTCTATGGAGCGTTATTACACTCAGCACCTTACTTAGCAGAAGACCAAAGGGTAGCAGTTTGGGCGCAGATGTATAGCGCATCAGTTGCTAGATTAAACGAAGCCTCAGACAATGCACGTTATAGTGGGTCAGGCTTAAAACTTAAAGTGAGGGGATTAGTATGAGTTTTACAAACTTTTTAGAAACAGAAATATTAGACCATGTATTTGCAGGAGCGGCTTACACAGCACCCGGCACAAAATACTTAGCGTTGTTTACAGCAATCGCTGATGGCGAAGCAGGTTCAGTAACTGAGTTATCAGGCAATGCATATGCTAGACAATCAGTTGCATTTACAACTTCAGGTAACACAACTTCAAACAATGCGGCAGTAGAATTTCCTACAGCTACAGGTTCTTGGGGTACAGTTACTCATGTTGGTGTATACGATGCATCTACATCAGGCAACTTAATGGCTTATGCGACTTTATCAGCATCTAAAGCTATTGCTACTGGTGACGTATTTCGTGTGCCATCAGGTGACTTAGACATTACACTTAACTGATTAAGTAAATGGCTTTTGAGTATGGTGAATCGTATTTCGGTTTACGAAGCTATGGCTCTAGTGCAGGTGAAGTTAAGGATGCTTCAGCAACAGTAACAGCAACCTGTACGATTCCCAATGTAGATTGGGAAGTAGCTCGTGGTTCAGGTCAAATAACAGGAACTATAACTTCATCTGCTACTTGTAGTGGTGAGGTTGTAATCATAGAAGAGACAGATGTACATGCTTATGGCATGGGTTCTTATGGAATACACGAATATACTCAAGGTGATATACAGACTGTAGCAACTGCTACATCTTCAGCAACAGCTTCAGCTCTGAGAGTTAGAGTAGCTTCAGCTACAGTAACTGTTGTTGCATCTATAACAGCACAAGCTAGAAGAGTTCCTGAAGGTTCTGCTTTAATCAATGGAACTTCGACAACTTCAGTAACCACTACAGGAAATGGTGCTAGGGTAAGAGAGAGTTCTGCAACAGCATCTCCGACTACAACTATTACATCAGTTGGTTTTGCAACAAGAGGTGGTTCTGCTACTGTATCAGCAGTAGCTTCTATAACTGCATCAAGTGTGTTTATGGTGAATGGTTCAGCTACAGCTACACCGACAGTAACAAGTGCGGCTATATGTAATAGAGTCAGATTTGGTTCAGGTGTACCGACAGCAGTAGCAAGTATTACTGTACTTGGATTTGCTACAAGAGGTGGCATTGCATCGTGTACTCCATCTGCATCATTAGTTGCAGACTCAGAGAAAATTTGGCAAGGTCATGCAGTTACACAACCTGAAGCTAGTATTACAGCAACGTGTAACAGAGTGCAAAGTACATCAGGTGCTGTAAGTGCAACATCAGGTACAGCTACAATAGGTAGAGAAAAATGGGAAATTATTACTAACGATTCAGTAACATGGACAGAGATAGCGGCTTAATATTATGGCATTAATACCACTACAATTACCACCGGGTTTATATAGAAACGGAACAGAGTTTGAAGCATCAAATAGATGGAGAGATGCTAGTTTAGTTAGATGGCAAGATGGCTCTATGAGACCTGTAGGTGGATGGACAAGCAGAAAAACAAATGCATTTGCTCATGCACCTAGAGCTATGATTGCGTTTCTTGATAACTCTAGTGACTCTTATTTAGTTGGAGCAACCTACGAAAAATTATATTATGTAAATCCCTCACATACAGTTTACGATATAACTCCTTCAGGTTTGACTTCAGGTGATTTGAATGGTTCGTTAAATCAAGGTTATGGTGGTGGATTTTATGGTCATAACAACTATGGTAATGCACCAGTAAGCTCAGGTGTTTATGCAGAAGCTACAACTTGGTCGTTAGATACTTGGGGTGAATACCTTATGGCTTGTTCGTCTAAGGATGGCAAGATATACGAATGGCAATTGAACACAGGAGTAGTTGCACAAGTAGTTGCTAATGCTCCAACAGGAAACAAAGGGATAGTAGTTACAGAAGAGAGATTCGTATTCGCATTAGGTGCAGGTGGTAATCCTAGAAAGGTTCAATGGTGTGACCAAGAAAACAATACATCTTGGACACCTTCTGCTACAAACCAAGCAGGTGATTTTGAATTGCAGACTGTTGGTCAAATTATGTGTGGTTTACGTATGAGAGGTAGAACCTTAATACTTACTGACAATGATGCTCATGTTGCGACATACTCAGGCTCACCATTTGTCTATGGTTTCGAGAGAGTTGGTACTGCCTGTGGTGTATCCTCACGTAGAGGTGCTGTGGCAATTGATGAGGGAGCATTTTGGATGGGTTTAAGAGGATTCTTTCAATTTGATGGCTCTGTAGCAAGTGAAATACCTTGTGAAGTGGCTGATTATGTCTTTGATGACCTAAACTCTGCACAAATAAGCAAGGTATATGCTATCCACAACTCTCAATATGGTGAGATATGGTGGTTCTATCCTTCAGGTAGCTCATTAGAAAATGACAGATATGTTGCACTAGACTATAAGGAAGGGCATTGGACAACTGGTGAATTAGAAAGAACAGCAGGTGTGGATTCAGGTGTATTTAGTAATCCTATATGGTGTGATGCAGATGGTGACTTATACAACCATGAGTCAGGATATACCCACACAGGTTCTTCAAAACCATACGCTGAATCAGGCTCTATTAGTTTAGGCAATGGTGATAGTATTATGAAAGTAACACAGCTTATCCCTGACGAAAAAACTCAAGGTCAAGTGAATGTTACGTTTAAGACACGTTTTCATCCTAATGATACTGAGACCTCACATGGTGCAGTTACGCTTGGTAATCCTACAGATGTTCGTTTTCAAGGTAGACAAGTACGCATTAAAGTACAGGGTGTAGCAAATACAAATTGGAGGTCAGGAATAATGCGAATAGAGGCTAATCCGGGAGGTAGACGATGAGTATTGCAACTCCACCACCTCCAATGGGAAAAGATTGGAAGCCTTGGGGTGAGCGATTAAATTCATTTATAACGACTACGAGAAACAAGCTACAGTTTAAAAATTCAGATAGTAAGGCTACACAAGATGGTATATTAATGTGGGATGAAGCTCAGGACTGCCCAGTAGTTTCCAAGAATGGAGCTTGGATTAAATTAAAATTAGACCCATGAGTATAGCAGACGATTTAATGCGTGGTAAGGATTGGATAGAGTCAGCTCTTAAAAAAGGTGGCGAAACGCATGACTTTAAAGATATAGTTGATGGAGTGATAAAGGGCGATTTTCAACTATGGATGGGGTCAAACGGATGTGCAGTAACCGAAATAGTAGTGTATCCTAATAAAAAGGTACTTCATGTATTCTTAGCAGGTGGCGATAAAGGTTACGGAATTAAACAGATTACAGATATGCATGATGATGCAATAACTTGGGGAAAACACCAAGGATGTATAGGGATGACTGTTACAGGCCGAAGAGGATGGAAAAAAATCCTCGAAAGAAAAGGATGGACTGAGCAGTTTACAACTTTATTAAAGGAGTTTTGACATGAGTAGCGGCGGCGGTAAAGGGGGAAAGAAAGAAGAAAAAACAACGATACCTGATTGGGTAAGAGGCCCGGCAGAAAGAAATTTAAGACGTGCTGAACAAGTACAACAGCTCAAATACATGCCATACACAGGGCCACAGGTAGCGGCTTTTAATGAAACACAAAATGCGGCAATGAATAATAACATTGGTGCGGCAAAGGCTTTTGGTTTACTAGACCCTAATAGCACATTGACTGCTACAAGTGGGATGCCTACTCCTACAGAATTTGATGGCGGCTTTAAAGGATATAGCTCTATCGGACTATACGACCAAGCTCTCAAAGAACTTACAGCTAGAGACCCTGCAAACATGAATGCATACAACAACCTATTTGGTAATGTTGTACCTGCTAATGTGGCACGTGGTGGTGGAGGCGGTGGTCGAGGTGGAGGTGGAGCAAGTCCGGCTAAACCTGCTTACAATCCATACAATCCAAATACTTGGAGTACAAAAGATAGAGTAGCACACGAAAGGCAAGTTGACCCCGGAAGTTATGTAAGTCAATTAGATAGTGCTTATGGACAAAAATCAACTTATGTACCAAAAGCAAAAGACATAGCTCATCAAAACGCTGTAAAAGCTAAAAAAGCAAAGGCACTAACTGGTAACTATCGCAAACGTTCAAGTTTGTATGGAGGTCTATAATGGCTAATCAAGGACTACCCGGTGGTCAAACAGCTCCACCAAACATAAACAGCCTAGCGGCACAAGGTGTGCAAGGTGCAGGGATGGGTACTGTAGCAGGAATGGGTTATCAACCACAGCAAGTAGGTGTAGCAGGACAAAGTGCGACAGTAACACCACAGACTCTTGCAGGTATAAACATGCAACCATATACAAACCCATACGATGATGCTGTAGTAAAAGCTAATGAAGCTGACATACTACGTGGCGCACAAATGGGCATGAATAACTTACAAGGTCAAGCTCAAGCCGCAGGTAGTTTTGGTGGTAGCAGACATGGTGTAGCTATGGGTGAAATAGGCAGAGATACTGTAAGTCAATTAGCTCAGGCATCAGCAGGACTTAGACAAGCAGGTTTTCAAAACGCACAACAAATGGCTCTTGCAGATATACAAAACAATATGCAAGGTCAACTAGCTAATCAACAAGCAGGTATGGGTGACATATCTAATCAACTACAGGCTAGTCTAGCTAATCAACAGGCAGGACTTTCAGGCGCAGGACAGAGATTAGGTGCGGCAAACCAACTTGGACAAATAGCTAATCTTGGTTTTGGTATGGGTCAAACTGTTAATAGAAACCTTGCTACACAAGGCGCACAGCAACAAGCATTACAACAAGCATTGTTTGATGCGGCACAGAAGCAACATCAAGGATATGTTAATCATCCTGCACAGGGTCTTGGATATGTAACAAATGCATTGAATGCAAATCCTGTTAATACACCGCAGACAGTTACACAAACGAAGACACCGGGTCTGTTTGATTACCTAACACTAGGTGCAAACGCTTATACCGGTAATCCATCTTAGGAGATAAAAATGGCACTAGGACTAGGACAAATGTTAGCAGGAGCAATGATAGGAGGAGGCCTATTAGGTGGTAAAGATGATGAAGAGAAAAAAGGCATCATGGGTGGCATTAGTGATATAAGCAACTCAATGTTTGCCGGAATGTCACAAGAACAAGTCTACAGACTAGGCCAAGGCTTTAATACAATGCGTTTAGAGCCTGACCAAGCCATGCACACTAGCTTTGAGAACAGAATTACTGCAATTCGTGAAGGTGATGCGGCTACTAAAAGTAAAAATGCAACTGTAACAGCTCTTTTAGGCATGAAATCAGAAGAATACCCTAATGGTAGAACAGATTTAGCTGAAATGGTTAGAAATGGAGTGTTACCACCGGGCGAAGCTGTAACTATGGCTATGAAAGAAGAGCCTTTATCAGCTTTTGCAGAAAAAATGCAATGGTTATCAGACAATCCTGATGCGACTCCGGAACAAAAAGCTTTAGCCGGTATTACTGTACCTGTTGAAACAGAATTTGACAAAAAGTTTAAATTGTTTTCAGACACTAGTGAAGATAGTGTATTAACTGCTGTACAACGAGAAATAGGTATGGAAACCTTGTTGGGTATAGGTGTAACAAAAGATGCTTTTACAAAGAAAGTAGAGCTATACAATGAAATGAAGAAAAAAGGTGAATTAACACCTGACATGTTAGAACTATTCGGTATTCCTAAAGTACAACAAGCAGAATTTGAAAAGAAAATGAATGAGCTAGAGATGTTAGCAGAAGAAAGCGGCATGAAACCGCAAGAGCTAATGGATAGAAAGATTGCGCTTGTATCTAATTTCACACCTGATAATGGCAAGACTGACTCTATGTTGCTTATGGACTACAGAGCTAAAGAAGCAGGACTAGAGCCGGGAACGCAAGCATATCGAGACTTTTTCTTAAATCATGGTCAGGGTAATACAGATATTGATATTGATTTAAGTCAGGGTGACCTTTCTGATTCGGAATATGATAAAAAGTTGCAAGCCAAATTAGTTGAGCAAGATATGAAAGACCTTGAAGCAGTTAGAAAAGCACACAATAACATAAAAAAATTAGACGAAGTTTTAAGGATTATTGAAGAGGGCAAGCCAAACCTTGGTGCTTTGCAAAATGTTAAACAAAGATTAAACGAGCTTGTTGCACAATTTACAAATAGTTCTGAAGCCGCAGAAAGAGCTACAGATACACAATTATTAGAAGCCTTACTTGGTAGTGATGTATTTGGAATGATTGCTATTTTAGGTATTGGCGCACGTGGTATTGATACACCGGCAGAGAGAGATTTCTTAATTAAAGTTATGACTGGTGAAATAAAAATGACTCCGGAAGCTTTAAAAGAAATGACATACTACAGACGTAAATATTCAAGACAAGTTATTGATGAATACAACGAGCGTTTAGATAATGGTTACTATGCAGATTATCAAAGAAGCCGCAAACTAAATAGAATTGAAGTTAACCCTTTGCCTGTCTACAAAACTCCTAAAGTAGAAGATACTCTTACTATTGATAGAGTGAATGAGTTAGGTTCTAAATATTTAATTACAACTAAACAATAAAGTGGAATATACTTACAAAGAATTAATGTTAATGCTAGACCGAGCTGACAAAGCCGGCAATGAAGGAGATGCAAGAGAAATTGCAAAGATTATAAATCAATATTTTCCAAATGGTGAGTTAGCAACTGCGGCTGACCCACAACAGGTTATAGACGAAGCATATATACAAGAAGAAGGTGGTAACGTTACTGTACCTTTTGTGCCACAAGAATTAACCCAAGAAGTAAACCAAGAAGTAATCCAAGAAGTTGATGCAGAATTACCCAAACATACTTTGAGTTATCATGATGGTATTAGACCACCATCAGCTTCAGAAAACATTACACAAACTACTAGACCTCCTGAAGAGGTAATAGCTACACTTGATGATGAAGGACAACAGGTTGTCGTAAAGACTCCGACTGGTTTGGCTTATATAGACCAATTAAATCGTATAGTATCAAACGATGAAGCAGTTGTGGCGGCGGCTATGGCAATGGCAGAGGGTCAAGAGACAGACCATCCAAGTGACGTTTATAACGTACTACAAGCTAAAAAAAATGTAGGTTTTTTACAACAACCAATGAATTATTTTTCAGGTTTGGCAGGAAACTATATAGAAGGTGGCTTAGGAGTAGGAAGCTACAGAGACGAAACAATGGGAGCTATGAACGATAGTATAAACGCTTTATATCGAGCCGCTACTGGTGAAAACCTACTAATGACTGGTGAGGAAATTTCAGAGAAGTCTAAAGTACAGGATGCAGATTTTGATATTGCCTACCCTAAAACCGCAATAGCCGCTAACGTAACAGGTGGATTATTTACTGGTTACATGGCAGGTTCGACCAAAAAAGCAAAAGAATTATATAACTGGATACAAGGGTTACCTAAAATATGGAGAGGTACTGCACTTGTTACTGGAGGAGCGGCTATTGGCGGTGGAGAAGGTTTGCTTTATGGTTATGGTGCAGGTGAAGAGGGTGAAAGATTGGATGAAGCAATAGAGCAGGGAATGTGGGGAGCAGGCATTGGTGCAGGAGCTAACCTAGCTTTAATGCCTATGGTTTGGGGATGGCAAAGAATATCAGTTGGCCTGAAAGATAAAAGTACAGAAGCTATAGCATCATTATTTGCAATCAGTAAAGATGCCGCAGAAATTGTTAAAGAAACAATAAAAGCAGGTGGTTCAACATTAGAAGAGATGTTAGCAAACCTAAGACGAGGTGGTGTTAATAAAGATGGCGCAATGATTGCTGATGCTGACATTGCAACGCAAGTTATTACAGATGCAGTAGCGGCGGCAGGTGGAGAAAGTGCATCAACAGTCAATAAAGCATTACAAACTAGGGTAACTGCAAATTTAGCAAACATGGATAAGTCAATGAATCAAAACATTGCTGATTTGCCATTTATGGAAGATTTTCCAACTATTAAACAAGACCCATCAGAAATAGCTAAACAGAATGCAATAAAGACAAAACCGGCTAGAGACAAAGCATATAAAAAAGCTTACAAAACACAAATAGACTATTTATCTCCGAAAGGTCAAAAAGTACAAGAAGCACTTGATGAAATAGATGAAGCTACGCTTACAAAAATATTAAGCAAGATTAATTCAAGAATTAGAAAAAGTACAGGCGATACTACTGAGTTAGCATTTAAAAGAAATGTAGATGCTAGTGGTAATGAATTTTTAACACTTGTTGATAATCCTACGATGAAACAACTTGACTTTATAAAACGAGAGTTAAGTGATATTGCGTTTAATTCTCCGGGTGTAGCCGCACCGGGCAAAATGCTACCAGTATTAAGTCAAGAAGCAAAAGATGCATTGCATTTGCGCTATATGTTGTCAGATGCCTTAAAAAAAGCTAACCCTGACTATAAAAAGGCTGTCAAATTAGGACAAGACAAAATAACAAGTGAGAACGCGTTAGCAAGTGGTTACGACATGCTTGAAGAAGGTGTAACACCGAATATGGTAGCCAATATAATAAAAGATGCAGGTGAAAACGAAAAATTAGCTATGCGATTAGGTATTAGAGCTAAATTAGAGAGAGTTATTGGCTCTATGAAGCCTACACCATCTAGAATGCCTGACTCTAAAGAATTAGACGAAATATGGAAGATATTGTCATCTCAAGATAACAGAAAAATACTTGAAACAGTTTTAGGGCCAAAAGAATTTAAAAAATTAGTTAAAGATTTAGACAAGGCAGAAGTAGCTATTAAATTAAGAGTAGCAGTAGCTGAAAACAGTAAAACAGCAATTCGGGGAAATGTATTAGAAAATATAGCAAAAACTACAGATGAAGCAAAAACAATTAGACAAACTCTAGCTGAAGGCAGAGGTGTAGAAGCTACTAGAAGAATAATACAAAGAATTAATGAAACAGAAGCTATTTCTAAAAAACACAAACATCTTGTATTAAAAGAATTAGCTAGTGCTATGACTGGTACACGTGGAAAAGCGGCCATGGATAAACTAAGAAAAGTATATAAGGCTGTTAAAGATGGCCAACAGACTATGGATGATTTAGAATATATATCTAATTTTATGTATTCAGGTATAAACTTAAACCTAATTGCAGGCTCAGTTACTAAAGGCAGAGAGATTAGAGAATATTACGGAGGTCAACAACAATGAAATTAGAATCGATGACAGAAGACCAAATACAAGGCATAGCATCAGATGCACTAGATGCCGCAATTTCATTTGTTGAAAGTGAGATAGCCGAAGATAGAATTAAGTCTCAACGTTACTTTGAAGGTGAAACGGACATAGGACAGGAAGAAGGTCGTTCAAAAATAGTATCTACAAAGGTTAGAGATACAATTAGAGCTATAAAACCAAGCCTTATGCGCGTGTTTTTATCCTCAGAGAACCCTGTAGAGTATATTCCTACTAGTCAAGAAGACGTTGTAGGTGCAGAACAGGCTACAAAATACGCTCATTGGAAGTTTCAGCAGTTAGGTGGTTATACTATGCTTAACAATGCTATACATGATGCCTTAGTAAAGAAAACTGGCATTTTAAAGATATGGTGGGAAGAAAATACCTCTGCAACAATACACACATACACAAACGTCACAGAAGAAGAAATGGCGGTTATTGTTAATGAAGAAGATGTAGAAGTTATTGAACATACAGAAGAAACAGAGATTGAAGTAGATGAGATGGGTAATCAAATACAATCATCTATGCATTCACTAAAAATAAGTCACAAAAAACGAAATGGCGAGTTGAAGATGGAAGCTGTACCGCCTGAAGAATTTATTGTTGATAGAAACGCTAAAAGTATAGATGATGCATACATAGTAGCTCATAGAACTGAAATGCGTGTAAGTGATTTAGTAGAAATGGGTTATGACTTTGAAATGGTTTCAAATTTATCAGGTCTAAGCTCAGATGACTCTTATTCAGATGCAGAAGAATTTGAGCGTAGAGGTTACGACCAAGAAGAAGAAGAATCATCAGATGTGTCTATGAAAAAAGTAGCTGTAACTGAAGCCTACATGAAAATGGACAAGGAAGGCACAGGTGTTGCAATGATGTACAAAATACTTATGGCCGGAGGCGATAATCAAGTCTTAGAATGTGAGCCTTATGGAGATGTACCATTTGCAGTATTTGAAATAGACCCTGAACCACACACATTCTTTGGTCGTAGTGTTGCTGACCTAGTGATGAACGACCAAGACTCCTCTACAGCTATGCTAAGAGGAATGATGGACAACGTAGCATTAACAAACTCACCAAGACAGGGTTATGTACAAGGACAGGTGAATGTAGACGATTTAATGAACAATGAGATTGGTGGATTAGTTAGAATGAAGTCTCCACAGGCTCTAGTTGATATTGCAACACCATTTGTAGCAGGTCAGGTATTAACTGCAATGCAATACATGGATGATGCTGTAGAAGCTAAAACTGGAGTAACAAGGGCCTCTATGGGCCTAGACCCGGATGCACTACAGAATACATCAGCAACTGCGGCACGTTTACAAGCTCAACAAGGTTCAGCTCAGATTGAGGTTATGGCTCGAAATATTGCCGAGGGCGGCATGAAACGACTATTTAAGCTAATGCTAAACCTATTAGTAGAAAATAGCTGTGAAGAGACTTTAATGCGCTTACATGGTGAGTTTCAATCTATTGACCCACGTGTTTGGAATACAGGCATGGATATACAAGTAAATGTGGGTGTAGGAACTGGACAAGAAGCAGAAAGACATGCGGCTTTATCTCAAGCTTTACAAATGCAAATGCAAATATGGGGTCAATATGGCAATGGTAATGGTTTAGTTACTATGACAGGCATACGAAACACCCTAGGCGATATGTTAGCTCTACAAGGTGTTAAAAACGTTGATAGGTATTTCCAACCAATTAATCCTGAGATTGAAGCACAGTTAATCCAAGAACAGCAACAAATGGCGGCTGAATCTCCACAAATAACAGAAGCAGAAGCATTAGTGCAAGCAGAACAGTACAAAGCAGATAAAGCAATGGAAATGCAACAACTGAAACTTCAGATTGAAGCACAAAAAGCTATTGCAGTTGATGACAGAGAGCGTGATGCGCTTGACCAAGAACTAATGATTAAAGTAGCAGAAATATTAGGTAAATACGGAACTTCTGTAGATACTGCACAAATTAAATCTGCACAACAAGAGGCTAGATACCCACAAGAATCACCTGCAAAAGCAGTATTAGGAGGTAGGTTCTAGTGGCTTCAAAACTTTCAATTGTTGAAAAATCTGCTAGAATGAAGACATTACAGGCTGATGACATGTTTCAATTAGCCATAAAAGAAATTACAGAACAGCAAGTTGCTGTTTTTGTAAACGCTGATTCGACTACGGATGAGCGAGAGGAGGCACACAATATAATTTGTGCGCTACAAAAGATTGATGATTACTTCGACTCCGTAAAAACGGATGAAGCACATCACAATCGTAAACTTAAACAGGAGACAGCACCTTGAGTACCGAGACTGAAACCAAGATAACTGATGTCGATAGTGCAGTTACAAGCATTATTGAACCAGTAGAAGAGACAACTGAAGAAGTAATTGAAGAATCTCAGGAAACAGAAGAAATATCTGCTGAGGCTGACGTTAATGATGAAGTTGAAGAGATAACAGAAGAAGAGGCTGAGGAAATCGAAGCTTCTGACTCTGAGGATGACGAAGACCAAATAGAAATTGCCAGTCCTGAAGAACTTGAAACGCACTCTGTCAAAGTAAATGGACAAGAGTCTCAAGTAACCTTAGAGGACTTAAAGCAAGGCTATAGTGGGCAAAAGTATGTCCAACAAGGTATGCAGGAGGTTGCGGCGGCAAAGAAAGAAGCCGAAGCAGTCTATGAAGCCTTGACTAATGAACGACAGCAGATGGCTGATTTATACCAACAGCTCCAAAATGGAGGATTTACACCTGAGCCAATTAAACCTACTAAAGAGGAATTTGATGCAGACCCTATTGGGTATATGCAAAAAAACCTTGAGTATGAAGAGGCAAAGGCTAATCATGATAGGCAAATGGCACAACTCCAACAGGCTTCACAGCAAAATAGTGTGGCCCAACAGAACGCTAAACAAGCTTATCTCCAAGAACAGATGCAGATACTCCAAAAAGAAATCCCTGAGTTTGCTGACTCTACAAAAGCCAGTAAGTTAAGGGAGCAGTTAGTTTCTACCGGGAAATCTCAGTATGGTTATACAACTGAGGAAATTTCTCAAATATCAGACTATCGAGCTATAAAAGTATTACACGATGCTATGAGGTATCAGGATATTATTTCAGGCAAATCAAAGGCAGAGGTTAAAACCAAGTCTGCGAAACCTGTATTAAAGCCGGGTGCTAAAAAAATGGCAACTCCAAATGCAAAAATTCGTTCGCGCCAAAAGGCAAAACTGAAGGGTTCAGGTAGCATCGATGATGCGCTGAATTTAATTTTAAACTCATAATGGAGAAATATTATGGCACAGCCGACTAATACTTTCGACAGCTATGATGCAAAAGGTATTCGTGAGGATTTAGAGAACGTTATTTATGACATCTCTCCTGAAGAAACTCCTTTCTACTCAAGCTGTAAGAAAGTAAAAGCAACAAACACCTACCATGAGTGGCAGACAGATGCACTACGTACATCAGCCGCCAATGCTCATATTGAAGGTGATAATACAACTGCTGAAGCGAGAACTGCAACAACTCGTCTAGGTAATTACACACAAATCTTTAAGAACGCAGTAGTTATTCCTGATACTGACCAAGGCTTAGATAAGGCAGGTCGAGGTGCAGAAATGGCATACCAAGTCTTGAAGATTGCAAAAGAGCAAAAACTCGACATCGAGAAAGCTTTGTTCGATAACAACGCACAGGTAGCAGGTTCAAACTCTGCGGCTCGTGAATTAGCAGGAGCGCCAGTTTGGTTCACTTCTACTATTCAGAACAAGGGTTCAGGTGGCGCACACGCTAACGGAACTGGTTCTAATGCTCGTACAGATGGAGCGCAAACTGTATTCAATCAAGATAAGTTTGATGCAACTATGCAATCTATTTGGGAGAAGGGTGGTAGACCTGATACTGTTTATCTGAGTGCTTTTCAGATGAACAAGGCATTAGCTTTCACAGGTAATAACAACCAACGTTCAACTGTTCAGGCAGGTGATGAGAAGGTTGTTAAGTCTTTGGATGTTTATGTTACACCTTGGGGAACTATTGAGTTCCAACCTACTAGGGAAAATCGTTCACGTGACGTTTTCATTATGCAAGACGATATGTGGGCAGTAGGTGTTCTTAGACCAACAAAGAATGTCGAACTAGCTAAAACTGGTGATGCTGAGACTCGTCAAGTATTGACTGAGTTGACTCTCATTGCAAAAAATGAGAAAGCAAATGGCATGATTGCAGATTGTTCAACTTCTTAATGAGGTAGAATAGTGTTGTGGGGAGTCCTCCTTAATCTCCCCACACTTTCTGTGGTAACATTTAGATGGGGAGTCTGAGTTAAGCTCCCCACCTTACAAGAGAGAAGATATGCGAAATTATAGTTTATGAAAATTAAAGAACAAGTACATCTAGATAATAAAAACGATAAAATAATTATCAAGAGTACATACGATAACGAACCTGCACTTCAAAGGGTAGAGCAACTGAATCAAGCAAAAGTTGGTCTAACTGGTGAAAGTAGGTTAGTTGGGTCAATACCCATTCACATCATTAAAATGTGGTGTGAAGAAGAAGGTGTTAAATGGAGTGATACAGAAGCTCGTAAAGATGTCATGAAGAAAAAAATTCTTAGTGGCGATTTTGATAAACTCCGAGTGTGGAAAGGAACTTTTTAATAATGGAGAGTAATAATGGCTGATACAACAACTGCAACATACTCCTTGACTAAGCCGGAAGTAGGTGCATCGGCAGACTCTTGGGGTGGAAAGTTAAATACAAACCTAGATACAATTGACAACTTGTTAGATGGTGGAGCGCAAATCTCCCCTGATTTAACAGATTTAGAAATTGATGGAACAATTGTAACAACAACTCCTGCTGAGTTAAACCTAATAGATGGTGGCACAGCAAGAGGTACAGATGCACTCGCAACTGGTGATGGCATCCTTATCAACGATGCAGGAACAATGAAAATGACCAATGTTGATACTGTACGAACATACATGGAAGCAGATTCCGTACCATTAGCAGGTGGAACAATGACAGGTGATTTACTAATGGGTGCTAATAAGGTTGGTGCAGATGCAGGTGACTATATGAAATTCACAGCAGATACACAAACTGATTGGTATGTTAATGGCAACAATGAGATGCGATTAGAAGCTGATGGTGACTTACACGTTGATGGTGACGTAATTGCTTATTCAACTACTACAGCATCAAGTATTGCATTAAAGCATGATGTTAATATTATAGATAATGCACTAGAAAAACTGCAACAACTTAGAGGTGTTAGCTTTAAATATAACCATGATGGTAGAGAGAGTGCAGGTGTTATAGCAGAGGATGTACAAGAGGTATTGCCTGAAGCTGTAAAACGCATTAAACCAACATTAGAAAGCAAAGAAAAAAGTTTAGGTGTAAACTATGGTGCATTAACTTCAATATTAATTGAAGCAATAAAGGAGCTTACTGCGAAAGTAGAAAAACTGGAGAAAAAATAATGGCAGTCAAATCATCAGGACAATTAGCAATGACCGAAATCGTTGCCGAGTTTGGTGGCGATGCTCCACACGCTATGAGTGAATACTATGGTGGTGGTGATAAAGTACCTCAAGGTGCTAATCCAAATGTAGCAACTTCGGGTATGCAAAAGTTTAGTAACTTCTACGACTCAGTTGCGGCAACAGTATTGACAATTTCATCTAACACAAGTAACTATAACATTAAGACAGCCGCAGTAGCGGCAGGTGGAGACCAAAACACACCAGTTATATTAACTATTAATGGTGGTGTGACAGTTAGCTCAAGTAGTAGCTCAACACCTGCTATGAAAACAGATACAGGATGGGGAAGTGGTGTAACTATTAATATTACTAACAATGGCTCTATTGTAGGAGCAAATGGTTCAGCAGGTTCATCAGGTTCTGATAGTTCTACAAATCCTTCATCGGGTGGTGGTAATGGTGGTGGTGATGGTGTACATTTTAATCAAGGTGGAACATATCCTGCGGGTTCAGCGGGAGCGGCACATTCAGGCTCGGCAGGTTCAGGACAAAATGGTGCTAATGGTTCAGCAGGTGGTAGTGCATTTGAGCATTCGCAAACAGGAGATAACAATTTATCAGTAATATTTGATACAGCAGGAACTCGAACAGGTGGTTCAGGTGGAGCAGGAGGCTCGGCAGGAACTGCAACCTTCGTTGGAAATGGAGGAGGAGGAGGCGCAGGAGGAGCTTCATATACTCAAAGCCCACATCGCATGGCAGGTGGAGGAGGAGGAGGCGGCGGTGCAAATGGGGGTAGTGGATTCTCAGGCATGTATGGTAATGGTGGTAATGGTTCAAATGGTGGTTCAACTACTGGTGGCTCAGGAGGAGGAGGTTCATCGTCAGGAGGAGCAAATGGTGGAGCAGGAGGAGCAGGTGGTAATTTAGCAACAGCAGGTACAAATGGTACACCGGGTAGTCCAACTGGAGATGGTTCTAACTATGGTGGTGGTATGCGACATGCATCATCAGGAGGAGCGGCAGGTTCAACAGGCACATCTAATGGTTCAGCAGGTTCTACAGGAGCATCAGGAAGTGCATTAGCAGGTAATACAGGTCAAATTTCATAGGAGTAAAACATGGCAGACACAATTTCAGCAATTAGAACACAAGGAGGAAAATTTACTTCTGAAGATACATTAAGGGTTACATTGAATACTGATGGAGCATTAGACTTTTGTGTACATAGTCTTGAAGTAGCAAGTGGAGGAGAGGTAACACATGGTGGTGGAGCGCCTTCTTCAACAACTTTACATTACAAAGCAATAGAAAGAGATGCAGATGGTGATGGCATTATTGATTACAGTACAGTAGATATGCACGTAGTACAAGCAGAAAAAGGAACAAGTGTAGTTAAAGTTTGTGCAAATTATATTACTAAAGCAGAAGTAGACTCATATAAAACAGAAAGAGATAATTGGTTAGCTTCCAACGCTACTGTAACAGAATCTACTATAAATCAAGATGGAGAAGAATTAGAATATCCTGAGAATGTTACTCAAGTAGATGGAGTTTTATGGTTGGCTAACGATGGTGTTACATTTGATGATTTGCCTGTTCCACCAACAACAACAACAATCAAATCAGGTGATGTCACTTTAGATTGGGGAGATGATAGAGATAGCAGAGAGTGGTGGCCGGAATAATGTAACATAATCCTTAGATGGATAAATTACACATTCTCGCAGGACTTCCTAGAAGTGGCACTACAGTTTTAAGTGCGTTGTTAAATCAAAACCCTAAACTATATACAACAACGTCATCTACATTTGTAGAATTTTTATGGCGAAACTATTCCATGTGGGATAGCACAAACTATAATGAAATAGATGGTCTTGATACAGACAAGATGAGAAAATTAAAAATTCCTTTCCTCAGAAACATTGGAAATATTTTTTTTGATGAGTTGACAGATAAAAAAATAGTTATTGATAAGAGGCGAAGTTGGCAGTATATAAATAACATCAAAATGTATGAAGAAATTTATGGAGTAAAACCAAAAATTATTTGTACAGTAAGAGATGTATCAGAGATTGTAGCTTCGTATATGCGAATCTTTGAAAATAGTGGAGAAAAATTTATTCCTAATGAGTCTTTGCATAGAGGACAAATATTTGAATTACCCTTTAACAACTTAAAAGAAACTTTTTCTTCAAGTTATTCTGATTGTCTACATCTAGTTGAATATGAAAACCTTGTTAATAAACCACAAGAAACATTAAACAAGATTTATAAATTTTTAGATATGCCATCTTTTGAACATACTTTTACAGATATAAAAGCAATAGAGAAAGAAGGTGACCACTCATGGAAAAATTTACACACCATACGACCAACACTTGGCAAAAAAGCAAGAGATAAAAACAAATATTTAACTGACCATGAGATTAAAAAACACAATGATAGAATCTTTTGGAGATAGAGATTCAACTTACACATATTCAAAATGACAGAAGCTGAATTACAAGACATAGAAGCACAGAAAATACCCTATATGTATATAGCGTTGCTAAACTATACATCTAAGATAACTGGTGACTCTGTTGATAAGATTAACGCAGAGATAGAGTATTCTTGTAATTTTAAAATTGAAGACAACAGCCAAAAGTTAAATGGATAGAAAAATTAACAATACAATCGCATTAGGCATAGTAGCCGCGTTTTGGATTATTATGGTTATTCCTGTTATGGTTTATGCGGCTGACCCAATTGTTACACAAGCAACTAGCACAGTAGATAACAACACAACAACCACAACGACAGTAAAAACGAATCCACCTTCAGCAATATCACCATCAATAAACGCTAGTAATAGTGATTTATGTGTCGTAGGTGTATCAGGTGCAGTCCAAACGCAGATACTTGGATTGAGTAGTGGTCTCACAGTCCGAGACCTTAATTGCGAGAGACTAAAGCTCAGTAAGCTTTTATTCGACTTGGGAATGAAAGTTTCTGCTGTCAGTATTCTGTGCCAAGATGAAAGGGTGTTTCGGGCGATGGCTAATGCAGGAACATACTGTCCGATAGATGGCTTAATTGGCATAGATGCTAAAGATATGTGGGATAAGTACCCTGACTTACAACCACAACCTGAGAAACAACCTCTGAAGAAAGGAGAATGGCTTGAAAAAGGTATTAATGGTTTTATTAGCCTTATTCTCTTGGCAGTCCTCGCTAGGTGAGTATGAGGTAATCACGCATGATATAGGCGATGACCAATATATACAGGTGGGATTACCATTCAACTTTCCGTTCTATGGTCAAGTGTTTGGAACATCATTCATGTTCACCAATGGAGTCATTGGCTTTATCAATCCAACTGAGATTGCAGGAACTGGAATAGTCAACGATGGTCTGTGCTGTAATGCGTATGACTTCACACAAACAAACAACAACTATGGAACTCATGGTGCTGTCAGATTTAATTATCTTATTGCTCCATGGCATACAGACCTAATAGACCACCCTAACTCAAATGGTGTAATGATGACTCAAGGAGGTTGTGATAC